ATGAGCGCCATCCATAAGCGCCTGTACTACGCACAGACACAAGAGTTTGAGATGCTCTTCCGAGGTTTTGGTGAGTATTTGCCCCCCGAGTACCCCTATGATGTACCGGGAGCATCTCGTTTAATCAAGAAGTCTGACTTTGACAACAAGGTGTCAGTTCTGCCCGTTGCTGACCCCAATATCTTCTCAGCAGCGCAGCGCATTACCTTGGCACAGACGCAGCTGCAGCTGGCGCAAAGCGCACCGAACATGCACAACATGTACGAGGCGTACTACCGGGTTTACCAGTCAATGAACGTGCGCGACATAGACGGCATCCTCAAGACCCAGACCAACCAGATGCCCAAAGATCCAGCCAGCGAGAACATCGATGCGATCGACGGCAAGCAGCTCAAGGCGTTCCCCGGCCAGCAGCACGACTCGCACATTGCATCGCACCTGATCATGGGAATGTCGCCGTTGGTTCAGGGCAACCCACTGGCGGCAGTAGAGCTGCAGAAACACATCATGGAGCACGTAAAACTCAAGGCAGAAGAGGATGCCGAGGCCGAGCTGTTCCGTCAGTACGGCAGCGACCCCGATCGCATGGTCTCAGACATGCAGCGTGAGGCGATGATTTCGCTCAATGTTGCCCAGTACATGATGGACGTCAAGGCGATGCAGGCAACGCTCTCTGGCGAGGGTTCAGGCGCACCTGATCCGGTCATCGCGCTCAAGGAGCAAGAGCTCAAGCAGCGCGCGGAGAAAGATCAGGCTGAAATACAGCTCAAGCAAGAGGGGCTGAAGAACGAGCAGATGCGCATACAGGAAAGCTCTCAGGCCAACGACGAGCGCATTGCGTCACAGGAAAAGATTGCTCAGGGGCGCTTTGAAGTCGCCCGCGAGCGCATAACCACGCCCAGACCTGCGCCAACAACACCAACAGGAGGCAGATAATGCCGCTCAAAAAAGGCAAAAGCCGCAAGGTTATCAGTGAGAACATAGGTGAGACGATGCGATCGTATGAAGAGAAGGGTACGATCGGCACGTCTCGCCCCAAGAGCAAGGCCGCTGCGAATAAGCAGGCGGTTGCAATAGCCCTGTCTGAGGCAGGTAAATCACGCAAAATGAAGGAAGGGGGGATGGTAAAACCGAGAATAGTTAAGAAAAAAGATGGCAACAGAGACGTAAAGATCTACTAACTGCTTAACGCCTTTCAGATGGTGGCGACTACCTTCTGCCTACATGGAAATGACCATGCTTACTTTTGCTGAAAAAGTTTTAAAAGAAATTAGGAAGATAGAACACGACACGCAGCAGCTTGTGCTGAGTGGGAGTGTCAGCGATATGGAGCGGTATCGGTATCTGATGGGGCGTTTAGAAGGTATTCGGCTTTCAGAAAGTATTGTGAAAAGCGAACTTGATAAACACTCAGAGGATTAACCTATGCAACCAAAGCTGACAGCTCTAGAACAGAAATGGGCAGACGAAAAGGCCAACCAAAAACCCTCGCTGAACGATGCCTATACCGATGATGGCAAGGTTCCTGACAGCGGGCTCACACAAAGCGTCTTGGATTTGATACCGCAACCGACCGGGTGGCGTCTTGCGCTGCTTCCGTACCGGGGTGCTGGTACGTCAAAGGGCGGCATTGTGCTGACCAAAGAAACAACTGAACGCACTCAACTGGCAACCAACGTGGGCTACGTGCTCAAGCTTGGACCACTCGCCTACAAGGACGAAAGCAAGTTCCCCGACGGCGCATGGTGCAAACCCGGTGACTGGGTAGTGTTTGGTCGTTACGCGGGCTCCCGCATCCAGATTGAGGGCGGTGAGATTCGCCTCCTGAACGATGACGAGATTTTGGGAATTGTGTCCGATCCTGCAAGCATTTTGCACAAGTGAAGAGGAAAGTATCATGATTAATTCAGATGAAAAGTTAGAATTTGATATCGGTGAAGGGGAGGAGTCCGCAACGGTCACCATCTCCGAGGACACCGAGGGCAAGACCACCAGTACGGTGGAGAGCGGTCCGAATGCAGAAGAGCTGGATCAGTACTCCGATAAGGTCAAAAAGCGCATCGACAAGCTCACCGCGCGCCTGCGTGAGACCGAGCGCCGAGAGCAGTCGGCACTGGAGTACGCAAAGAGCGTACAGTCCCGCAACGAGGAACTGCAGAAGCAGTATGAGCAGACAGCGGTTGCGCGTGTGGGTGAGGCCAAGGGACGGGTTGATACGCAGATCACTGCGCTGAAAAACGTCATCCGCCGCGCCCGTGAGGAAGGTGATATTGACACCGAGACCGAAGCGCAGCAGCGCCTGACGCAAACCATCATGGAGCAGCAGCAGCTTGTCAACCATGAGGCGCAGGTTCGTCGGATACAGGAGCAGCGGGTGCAGGCACCTGCACAGCAGCAGGCTCCCGCGCAGCAGGCACCCAGAAGGAACGATCCGCGTGCAGAAGAGTGGGCGGAGAAGAACAAGTGGTTTGGCTCGGACGTGGTAATGACCAACACGGTTCGTGGCATTCATGTAGAGCTTGTTAAAAACGAAGGATTTGACCCGCAGTCAGATGAGTACTATGATGAGATAGATCGCAGAATGCAGGATCTCTTTCCGAAGAAGTTTTCTGAGTCTGCGCCCCAACAAACCAGAAGCAGCCGACCCGTGCAAACCGTTGCCTCTGCGACCCGATCGTCGGGTCTAAATAATTCATCAGCACGCCGTAGTATCAGGCTCAGCCCTAGTGAAGTTGCGATGGCAAAAAAACTAGGCGTACCGCTTGAAAAATACGCACAACACGTGAAAAGGTAATTACCATGAGCGAAAACGACATCGTTGTACCAAAGTTAAATCGCAGCACCAGAGGCACCGAGTCTCGAGAAACCACTGCGCGTCGCAAGCCTTGGGCACCTCCATCACGACTCGATGCTCCTCCCGCCCCAGACGGTTACAGGCACCGCTGGATCAGACGAGAAGCCGGTGGGGTCGATGACAGAATGAATATCTCATCAAAAATGAGAGAAGGCTATGAGTTAGTTCGCGCCGACGAATACCCTGAGTTTTCAGGGCAGGGGTTGGATGACGGACGACACGCTGGCGTGATCTCGGTTGGTGACGTTGTTCTGGCACGGATCCCAGAGGAAACAGCAGACGAGCGACGGGCGTTTTATAAAAGCCGTACACACGATCAAATCAAGGCTGCAGATAACGACCTGCTGAAGACAAATGCGCACTCAAGTATGCGCATCTCTGCACCAGAGCGGCAGTCAAAAGTAAGCGTCGGCGGGCCTCGGTCCTCCGAATAACCTATTTTTAAGGAACTTTCACTATGGCAAACGTAGACAAAGCATTTGGCCTGCGCCCGCTTGGTAACTTGTCCGCCACTGGAGCTCAAAAGCAGTTTGCTTATGAGATCGCCGACAGCCAGTCTGGCGCAATTTATCAAGGGGATCTGGTCACACTCTCTGGCGGTTATGTCGTGAAGTACGATTCTACGCTGCACACAGCGGCACTGGGCGTATTCAACGGCTGTAATTACATTGACCCTACAAGCGGCAAGCCCACTTGGAAGAACTACTATCCGGGTTCCGTTAACATCACTGCCGGCGTTATCAGCGCAGAAGTGGTAGACGACCCTAACCAGTTGTTCCTGATTCAGGCCGATGAAGACGTTGTGCAGGCAGACATCGGGCTCAATGCCCCTATCGCCTACACAGCTGGTAGCACTACTACAGGGCTGTCCGCCACTGAGCTGGACTCGTCTCTTATCGCCAACACTGCATCACTGGTGTTGAAGATTGTGGGCTTCTATAACACTCCCAGCAACGAGCGTGCTACAAATCACGTCGATGTTGTGGTTAAAATCAACACTCACCTGTATGGCAGCACTGGTGTTGCTAATACAGCGCCGTAATCGGAGCTAACACATGGCTATTTCTCGTTCCCAATTAGTCGCTGAACTTGAGCCGGGTCTTAACGCTCTGTTCGGTATGGAGTACGACAACTACGAAAATGAGCACACGCAGATTTATTCAATTGAATCTTCTGACCGCGCATTTGAAGAAGAAGTTATGCTCTCTGGTTTTGGCGAAGCACCCGTGAAGGCTGAAG